CGCGAAAACACTTGCGGAAGGTTTATATTCAAAGCGTAAACTCTGAAATTCATACCTCTCATAATTCTGAGCAGTCCGCGAAGCAAATGGAAAACAAGCAGGGTTTCCGGGATTGATTGCAAAAGTTGCAATTCCAAATCCTGTTGTGCCGTTAACAACTTGAATCTGTTCATCAATAGGGATGATAAACGATCGCATGTTGCCAGCAGTAGTAACCTGATTGTTTCGAGCCACTCGCTTGCCTCGCTTACCTCTAGATCTTCTGGGACCAGGAGGACCAGCTCTTTGAACTGGATTTCTTGCCACACGAGCTTTTCTAGCTCTCCGCGCTCTTTTCTTAGGAGCAGCAGCAGGCATGCCTGACATTTTTTGTAACAGGACTTGTTTCTCTTTTTTAGTTAATTTAGACATCTTTTAAACAGTGCTGTTTAATGGGCACACCCGAATAAGATGATAACATTTAAGGGAAGATTAACCCTCTTCTCGAACTTCTTAGAAAGCAAATAGGTGATCCGATGAAAAATCTAACATCAGATCATCTAGACTACTCGCCTCCGATCCAGTATAAAAACCAACTATAGAGCTGATTTCCGGTGCGCCAACAAAGGCGTACGACTTGATCGTTGGGTCATCTAAGTTATTCTTAACAATATCACTGTTAACTAGAGAAGCATACGCGGTATAGAAGACCTGAAAATGTTCTGTCGGATACGACATAACCATTAACGTAAATGCTTTTCCAAGATGCTGGGCTAATGAGAGTTCTTTCTGCTCATAAACCATCGTTGTTGCCAGTCGAACCACGTCGTAACAAGGCAACCAACGATCATCTTTGAATTTAAAAGAGGCACCAAGAAAGGAAAGGGTATGCAAATCAGCATTCAACCCTCCGAAGAAAAACTTCAGCTTAAGTCCATACTTGGCTAAATGAGCCCCAAGGAATTTCTCATCACACATAAGAGAAAACTCCTCATCCAAAGAATACACATTATCATCTCCGTACAAATGTACTAGTTGATCATGAACTAGTGATAAAGGAGGAGCGGTTCCAGTTTTTAGCAAATATGCTTCGTACAAACCAGCCGCAAAAATTATAATATGGCCAAAGATATTATCACGAGTAGTACATCCAGAACCGGATGCATTACCATAATCTTTACAAATTACATTACCGTTCGTTAATTTTAACAAAAACTCACAAGTATTCGTGACCATCCAAAGGAATTCCTCTAATTCAGATTCCGGGATGTTACCCCGCTTTAAAAGCGTCTGGTAAATATCCTTAAGGAGTGGAAGGAACTTATCCCATCCACTAACATCATAGCAACCACGATACGGTTTGCTTAGAAGCCGGCGAGCCAAACGCTCAAACCCCCCAGCATACGGATTGAAACCGTATGCCGACCATCCATAGTTCATCAGGCGCAAAGAAATACGCTTTCCAAATTTTAGCTGCGAATACAAGAGTTCAAATGACGGTATTTGAAACAACCGAATTTTATTCTCTTTAATATCAGCAATATCTTTAAACTCAACTTTCCCTGCCACATTCCAGACAGGCGGAGTTCCGACACGATCAAAAAACAACGTATCAGTAAGGGCGTGCACGAGCTGCTCCTTAGTTCGAAAACCAAAATAAGTATGGGGCCAACCTGGACTTTTGGTCCAGTCAATATAAGATGCTATTTCCTCAGAAGAGGCTATGCAATCACTCATAATTGGCGCATAATAATGCTCAAAAAACTGCTTTGCGAAGAGGAATGAAATCTCATCTTCGTAACTGTAGCTAGGTTTTTGATCCCACGATGTAACTGTTTTATAGTAGTTAGTCTCAGTTGTATTGACAACATGAAATTTATCTCCACAAATCTCCATAAGATTTTGAAGTGCTACTTTTCCG